AAGAGAAGAACGTTATCGTTGAGAAAGATTCCAAAGCTGGCATCAAATGACCCGCGCACTTTTGGTATTGGGCATCACTTTGGCGGCTGCAATGCCTGCCCGTGCTGATCTCACCCACCGAATCAGTAGCAGTATTCAGCTTGATGTTGGCGGTGCTTCAACCCGTGCTGTTCGCGTCGGAAACAGCTACTCAATCAGCGGCACTGGTGTTGACACTACTGACGGCACCACTGCAGGCGTTGTTGGTGGTCTTGGTGCTCACACCAATGGTGTCAACACATTGACCACGGTGACCGCATCGCAGAGCACCGATGGCAATGCGTTCTCCTTCGCAAACTCTTATACAGTCGGGGATACGGTGCCCACATCAGCGCCGACTGTTGGCGAGGTTGCCGCTTTCGGTGACATTACGAGTGAGGCTGCAGGCACCAACACTGGCTTGGCGGGCACGATCACCACGAATGGGGCAATCACGATCAGCCCAGGGGCAGGAAACACCAGCGCCATCGGGCAGGTGATCAGTGAACTGCAAAGCCGCTAGTGCGCTTTTGCTGCTCTTGGCATCACCAGCCGCAGCGGTCCCTGTGGTCCCAAATTTTTCGCAGGGAGTTGTCTCGACCCACACGGAGACGAAGACAATCGTGAAAGAGAACATTGTCTCGGAGTCACACCGCACTGGCTGGGAGTACACAGTTAGCGGGAGCGGAGTTGAGCCAAGCAGCGGCACTGTGAGCCCTGCTGTCAGCGGCACAGGTTTAGACCTTTCCAGTCGCAGTAACTGGGTGCAGTCAACGCCGGGTGCTGCGTTTCAGTTCGCAGAGACGTACCAAGGCCCTGGCCTGATCGAGAAAGTGATTATTGACAGAGAAACCATCATTGAAAGCGTGACCGACTCCACCAGCACGTTCAGCCAATGAAAGCGACAGCAACTGCACTGCTGCTCGGTTTGATCTACGGCACACCTGCCGCTGCACAGGTGAGCGCAACTGCATCTCCAGTGAGTAATAGCAGTGGCTCAGTGGTCAATCAGGCGGTGCAGGTCACACCAGGTCAATATCAAAAGTTCAGCTTCGGGTCTGGGATTCAGTGCGACGGAGCAACGCTAAACATCTCCCCCTTCCTGTCAGGCGTTCACTCTTTTGGCAAACCTAACAATGAGTATTACGAGGAGCCGGTCTATGACAACAGCGATAATTACGGCCTGATAGATCCAGAAACAGGCTTAGACGGACCAGACGGAATCCCCGACAATCCTGGCCGAGTCCTGTTCATGAAGCCAATGAGGACGGGCTATCGCAGCAACTACAGCAACAATTTTGGCATCACTGCCACTATCTCAGTGCCGCTAGATCGTCGGGCTATTAACCAGTGCCTGAAAGCAGCAGAAAAGCAAGTCGCGCTGTACGAGCAGAGCCTTGCCGACAAAAGACTGAATTACGAGATGGGGCGCTTGAAAGCTTGTGCGCAGGCTATCCGGGAGGGCTATGGCTGGTCTGACAACAGCCCGTTCAAGGCAATCTGTGCTGATGTAGTTCTCAAGCCAATCCCTGTTGAAGGTCACACCCACGCCATCACTTACCCACAGCCCGACGTAAAGCCATTAGTGCGCGATTCCGATCTCGTTGCGCCAGGATCCGCTCCCGTAAAGATACCGGTTTCTCCTTTTTCAAAAGCAGCTTCTTCACGACCTTCTTCGTGATCGGCTTGGCGAGCTTCTGCAGCACTGATGCAATCGGCTTGCTCAAAATGGCTGCAGTCGTGGCAAATGCGGCAGTTACCGCGACTGATACGGTCGGGCCAACATCAGGCACATAGTTGTTCACTACCTGGCCAACAGGCACAGGGTCCCAGATCTTCACGCACTTGCCGTCTTGCAACTCATACCCCGCCAAGACCTCTGTCCCTAATTTGTTAAACGATCCGATTTCTTTCGCGCCGAAAGCTGGGCACGGTGGATCTGGTGGCAATCTTGAATTGTCGGGATCAGGACCCGGCACACCAAGGGAAGGGGCTGCAGCCGGGGTCTTTGGCTCCGGCTTTTTTGTGTCTGCTTGTGGTGGCTGCACCCATGTGAAATCGCGTGGCCTGTAATCAGGCGCGTCATAAACAGGAACCGCCCCATCGCACAGCGTGACGTTGCCGCGTGGGTCATCCTCGAAGGTTTGAACACCGCTGCCCTTACCGATACGCGCACGCACGCAACCAGGCATTTCAATAATTGGGAACGCCGCTGACGTTACAGGCGGTGCTGCTGGTAAAACAGGGGGTGGGATTGGCTGGCCCACAGAGATGTCAGGCACGCCAATTCTTTGAACACCTATCTCACGAATTCGAGGCATGAAGTCAGGTGATCGCTTCGTAGCGGGTCAGCTTTTCATTGAGAGGAACCGCAGAAGAGAGGGACCGCCCATTGTTTATACCGTAATGACTAAAAACAGCTCCAGGCCGTTCACAGATACAAAGGCCATCTTGAAATGGGTCAAGTGGCCTAAAGGGACTCCCACTGGGGACACCTTGCGTGAATGGCTAGCTTCGTTTGAGCAGAAACAAGAGGCACCCGCGCCAGAACTGGACATGGCGCAGATCAAAGCTGAAGGCTTTGGGCCGGAAGCACACGACCCAGAGGATCCCGTGGCCGGGACAAAGATGATCACCTAGGGGTTGAACCTGTCGATGGCGCGGTTCAGATACCAAGCCGCCTTTTGTAGGTCTTGCACAGTATTTCCTTTGTGCCATGCCCTCAGCAGGTACTTGAGCGCCTGACCAACTAAATACCCGGTGACAGCATCAGGCGCACCAGCCACAACATCTTCAATCACCTCGATCGCTTCAACGCGGCCTTTGGTGTAATGCGCTGGTGAGTTGACCTGATCGCTCACTTCAAACTGGGGATTGCTGGCCCTGTCGCTTTGGGCAGCTTAGGCACCTCTGGGATAGGCACTTGATCAAGAATCGTCTGCGTCAGCTCTAGCTTCAGTTCGCTGGCGTAGTTTTTGATCATTGACGGCACGCGCGTGTAAGCCATCACGCCCATGACGGCCATCGTGCCAGACATGACAAAGCCGAGAACACCCAGCAGGTTGTAGACCTTTTGCATGGTTCGGTAGGTAAACAAAAGGCCCCCTTTCGGGAGCCCATTGCTGTCTTGTGTGAGGAGACTTCCGAGTTATACCTCAGAAGGTGTACTTCAGGCCAAGCTTTGAACCGACAGACAGTTCATCGCCAGACATGGCACTCAGCTCGCCATACACAGAGACGTTCTCGGAAGCTTGGACAGCACCGCCGAACTTACCGGCAAACCTGATCTCGTTGTCCATGCCATTTGGCATGACCCACGCAGGGCCGCCCTGGATGTAATAGCTGTAGACGCCTGAGGAACCTTCATAGCCCAGATCAAAATTGATCGTTCCACCCAGGTACTCGTCGCCAAAGCTGGCACCGTTGAACTCAGGGTTGACGTACCAATCTGCGCGGGCAGAGAGGGGGGCCAAGGCAAGTGCGCCAGCGGCTACACCAAAAGCAAGACGCTTGATCATTTGTTGAATTAGCGTTTTCCCTGGCCACGGTACTTCTTTCGGCCCTTTTTTGGGCGTGAGTGTTGACCATTTCCTTGCGTGGTCCGTTTCGGTTTACCGACAACAAAAGTGTTGCCATTAAGAGACTTGGCCATCAGTAGCCGTCAGTCGACTGCAAGTTTTGATACTTGAGAGCCAAGCCGGTGAAAAGACCGTGCATTGGATGCGAGATCATGTCTCGGCCATCGAGGAAGAACAACTCCTCAAGCCACAGCGTCCGAGACGTCATCGCTTGCACGTCCTCTGCACCAGGTTTAGAGGCGATCATCGGGTCAGGTCGTTGCATGAGGATTTGAAACTGAGGTCAGATTCAGCTTGCTTGTAGCCAGCTGAGTAGAAAATGTTGGAAGAGCCGATAATGACGACTACAAAACTGGTTATCACTAACCAGCTACACAGAATGAACCGATAAGGCGATTCCATTAGGTAGCGATGATTCCGAGATCACGCAAAGCATTCAAAGCGTCATTTAGCTTGGTTTGCAGCTCAATGCAATACTCAAGCAACTCTGCGTTAGTCGGTGATGCCGCATCGGCAATCGTCATCGTGCCATCTGCTGTTGGCAGCGTGCCAGTGGTTGCTGAAGCGTTCAGGTTCGCACTCGCAGCGGCTTGGTCTACAGGTGTCGCGCCATAAAAACCAATGGTGTTGGCATTGATCTCTAGCTGTGTTGTCAGCGTGCCAGCAGTTTGAACCTGCAAACGCAAACGTCCGTCTTCAGTTGTGTCGCTGGCATCGACGATGCTTGCCTCAACTGCTGCGAAATCGATCTCCTCAGGCGTGGCGTTATCGTTTTTGCCACGGAAGAACAACGTGGAAAGCACGTCATCATCCTGACCAGCATCTGAAGCCCCACGGCGGTGAAACAACGTAATGTCTGCGCCTGACGCTGGATCGTCAGCAGAAGACTCAACATTCAGTCCATTGCCAGTGACGCTGGTTGTGATGTGGAGCGGGAAGGCAGGCTCGTTTTCCCCAATGCCGACAAACTGATTCCGCAAACGCAACCGTGAAGCAGTCGTCCCATCACTGGACGACATCAGATCAAGAATGCCGTTCTCTGAACCATCAGCTGTGGTTTGAATGCCAGCAATGATCTGGGCATATACATGGGTATTGCCTGCATCGCTTTCACCTCGGAATTCAATGTTCCCAAGGTTGTCGTCTGCCGCAGGTGATGCGCTATTGCGATACAGAACCAGATCAGGCGCAGTGTCCAGGCCAGCATCAGTGTTCTCAATGATGACCTGATCAGTCGTATCGCTACTGAACAAGTGCAGTTGTGCTGCTGCCGTACCAGTGCCCACCTGGAACCCAGCAGTAGTGAATTTGGCGTTGAAAGCTGAGCTGTTGCCGATTGCGATTTCATTTTCCGCTGTCCGGAAGATTCCAGACGTACCGTTATCACTCGCAAAGCCAATCGCTGGAGCGCCAGCCGTACCATCAGGCAACGCTCGGAACATTGTTCCGTAGGTGATCCTTTTGTTCTTGTCGGCGTTGGCAGCTTCGCTGTCATCAACAACAGTGAACAGGTCGTCTGCTGCAGGAGCAGTCAGCTCAGTCAGGTCAGATATTTTTCTGTCGGCCATGAGAGTTACCAGCTAGAGGGTTTGCCAGACGCCTGAGTCGGCGTGATCTGTTTAGCAATGCGTGCAGCCAGCGTGTCTTGAATCTCAGCAACCTTTGCAGCGCCACCGAGTTTGGCTTGCACAGCTGCCACGATCTGATCTTCTGTCAAATCTTCAAAGTCAACCAAGGTGTCAGGGCGATCTAGGCTAATGCTGCCGTATGCAGCTGAGTTGTAGGCGTTACCCTCAGAGTCAACCTGATCGCTGATTGCAACTACGGTCCAATGGGCCGTATGTGCAAAATTATCGCTTAAATCTCTGTCGAGACTGGCGATTTTCCAGACGTAAGTGTTTGCCATGGTCAGGTCAAGTCAGAGGAAGTTTACTTAGCCAGCCTCAAGGGCTGCCACTTTGGCTTCAAGCGTTTCGATGCGCTCCATTGCCTCTTGAAGAGCTTTAACAGCTTTCATGTAGAGCACGGAGTAGTTAACACCCTTGGTAACGGTGCCAAGATCGTTACCCTCTTCATCGCGGTCAGTCGTTTCAAAAACAAGCCCAGGCGATACGGTCTCAACCTCTTGGGCAATGACGCCAAGCTGTGTATGGGTTTCTCCCTCGATGAAGTTGTACTTACGAACCTGAAGCGCCTTTAAGTCATCCCACTGAGAAGTGGCATCAACAATGTTTTCTTTTAATTTAGCGTCAGAGATTGCACCGTAGGAATTGTTTGTGTTTTCAACGTTGCCGTTGGTATATACATAAAAAACCGTGGAGCCCCCGCTAGTGTTATCTGTTCTGCTGCGATTTCCGCGAAAAAGCCAATTTGTAGTACCAGCGCCTTGACTCGATCCAACAAAGAATCCGTTCCCTGTTGAAAAATGATGTGTTTGCCCAGTGTCAAAAATGCGCATCTTCTCGGCGTTGCTGGTATAAACCTGGATTGGTTGCGCCTCTCTTTGAATGATATTTAACGCGCCTGTTGAGCCATCAACAGAGAAAGTTACTCCATCTGTACTTGCTGTACCTGTAGTTGTGTTTGTAAAGTCAATCCGAGGAGCACTGGAGGAATGTAAGTGAATAAGTCCACGCGGCGACGTGGTGCCCAGCCCAAGATTTCCCGAACTGTCCAGCCTCATTTGCTCTGTGTCATTAGTTCTAAATGCTAAATCGTGATCAGAAAGCGTTCCAATGCGCCCATTAGTATCTGACGCTCCAACATAAGCTTTGCAGTTATTTGTGCTGTCTTCAACAACAAGTTCAGGCGTAGTTGCGTCTACGAGATGAAAATCGTGATCAGGAGTTGCTGTACCCACTCCAACACGATTCTCTCCTCCATCGACAAACAGCATGTTTGCGTTGTCGTTTGACTCAACGCGAAAATCGACATCGTTGCCAGGGTCGTTAAACAGAACCGCAGTATCGCTAATCTCTAGACGCTCAACACCAGCAGTCGCAACATTGAAGCTGTCAGCAGCAGAGCTGAAAATGCCCGTGTTGGTGTCATCGGCAAAGGCAAGGCCAGGAGATCCGGCACTGCCGTCTTCCATCAGCATCGTGCCGTCTAGCTCTTGTATGACCACCCAGTCATCGTTATCACTATTCCGCAGCTTCAACTGGTCTGCCGTGGTGTCAGCCCACCATTGAAAGGCGTAAGTCGTTTCTGGCTCGCTCGCTCCAGAGTTATTGGTGACAATGGCTTGAAGAGCGTTGTTTAGGTCTGCCCTTACAGCAGCGCCGTTTTGATTTGCGATCACATAGTCGTGAGTTGCCATTTCTAAGACTGCTGAGTGCCGAAGCCGACAGCCGAATAGGTGAAGTTCCGGTCAACTGCAGCATTACTGCTGTTCTTGAACGTCACTGTAAAACCAGTTCGGGAAGTCGATGTCACCTCATAGTAATCCCCTGAAGCAAGGTTAAAAGCGTTAATGCCAATACTCGGTTCTTGGTAGAACGCATTTGTAAACGTCACGGCTTTGGCTCCTGCACCGCTTGCGATGGGACTGCTGTTCTCTGTCCTGGACTCAAACTGGAACAGGTAGCCCAGCTCGTCAATCAATGGTGTTTGGTCTTGTGCGTCTGTAGAAAGCTCAGCCTTGAACTGGAACAGACGACCAGTAAACCGTCCAGTACGCATGGGCACCCAGTTCCCGAACACAGCATTTGATTCGTAATCAATCTGCGAATCATCCTCTAGCAGGAAGTTTTCGCCATTTTCAAGCAGGTAGTTTTCCTCAATAATGCCCTGGTCTGAAACCCTGAAAAACAGCTCGGCGCTAGTTTCATCAGCAACCGTTCCATCAAAATCGGACCATCTGTCGATGTTGACGGTCCGACTGTCGATCAGGTCTGCAGGATAGATTCCACGCTCCTCAAGAATTCGAGTGAACAAGATGTTGTATTTAGCGCCCAAGTCAAGCGTGTTTGTGAAATAGTATTCACCAGCCGGCAAACGATCGCCAGTAAAGTCAAAAGAATCAAGATCGTCAATGTTTCTAGTTTCATCATCAAGGGTTCTATCCCCTGCAAGGACTAGACCGTCGTACTCGTCAGTGTCAGAATAGAAGCAGTCAACTTTCTGTCCTTGGAAAGGAGGAGAGTCTTGGTCCTCACGCCGCAGTTGAACTTGTAGACGGGGAATTGCGTCAGGCAGTTCAAATGTTGCGCTAACAGCGTTTTTGCTTTTTAGCTTCTCATCATCTACAAACTTGATTAGATACTCGCCATTCATGGCGGGCAGCGTTGCAATGTTTGTAGTTGCTTTGACCCTGGTCAACTCGCTGCTGTTTTGCCAAGCACCCGTGCCATCTGTTTTTCGGTTGTGTCTGATAACAGCCGTTAAACGATCTGCTGTAGCACCTTCACCTGTTGGAGGAACCTGCCAACGCAAAATAACTTGATCATTTCCAACCGCCTCAATACTGAGCTGCCTAGGATCAGGCGGAAGAACAACAACTTCCTCGGGTTCGGGGGTGGGATTATCGGGCTCAACGGGAGGGGCAATAGGCGAATTGGCAGTTACAGGTGTCTTGGTCGCTTTTGAAGGAACGGTAAATTTAGTGGTTACCCACGCTGAATTTTTGAATTGAGCTAAACAGCGAATCTGGAACGTCACAACCGCTCCAATCCTCAGACCCTCTAGCGTTACCCTTGTGTTAGTGGTCTCAATGGTTTCATAGTTACCGTCGCCAACTTTATACCTGACTTGATACTTAAATGATTTGCCGCTGGTTACGCGAGTCCAAGCAAGAGTGACTTGGTTGACAACGTTATTGTTTTTTCTGACTGGACGTGTTGCAATCGTCAGGCCAGTTGGTTTTCTTGCTGCATCGTCAAACGTGGTGACATCTTGGAACTTAAGGTCTCTGCCGGTATCAGCAGTAGCATAAATACTGTCGTTGTGCTGAGTACCAACAACTGTGTACTGGCCGCTGCCGTTATCAGCAGTAGAAAGACAGCGGAATTTCTGTTGCTGAACTTCTGTTGATGTAATCGACCAGATCGACTGCTCTAGTGGTGCGCTAGTAAACGCGGTGCCAACATTAATTGTTGCGCTGCTTGTTGAGCTAATAGTGCGTGTTTCAATGTCGCCATTGGCAAGCGTGACCGTAACTTTGTGGCTAGACCCTTCAGGAAGCGTAATTATTTGATCTGTTGTTATAGATGTAGTTGTTGAGCTGCCGACACGTCCTGCAAGTCTTGCACCCTGCCGCATTTCATCGGCAACAGCAAAGATCTGACCAGGCAAAACAACAGCACCTTGCAATCCAGTTGTGAACGTTACGATCTCTCCGTCTAATTCCTCAGAAGCAAGCATCCAACGTCCCATGCGTTGAGCTTGCCACTCAGATGTGGCTCCCATGGCCACAATTTCTTTAAGCTGATAACCGTATTTGGTTATTAAGGCAGCGTCCTCAACAACAACATAGTTGCTCTTGTAGAAGTTTTCTGGATCGTTATAGCGAACTCGAATGCTAGTGCTACGAGTCTTAAGCGAAGTGCCTGAATACTCAAATGCACCGTTTATAACATTGCTGTTGCTGTAAAGATGAACAGGCGAAAGGGCTGTACCGTCTAAATTTCCATGATCACCAACGGCTTGAATGGTATTGGTCTGCCAATACAGCATTCCACGGAAAATGCTTGCAAGATCTTGCAGGACATTAAAAGCCTCGGCCTGACTGCTAATAACGGTATTACATGCAAAACGCGCTTCCTTTCCCCCGTCAGGAGTATCAATTAACTGGTTTGCGTATTGAGCAAGAGGATAAAGATCAACCCAACTAACGTTTTCAGCCGCTACAAAGTCACCCGCTCCATAACGCTTGTTTGTAAGCATGTCGTACCAACAGCACACAGGGCACGTTGTCCAAGCTCTCTTAAGCTCTCCGTTGAATGCACCAGTGAACAACAAGCTGCCGTCTGTCCTGACCGTTGCATTGCTAGGAATTTGAACAAGGCGTCCACGTATCTTGTACGCACGGGTTGGCAGGCTACTAAACTGCCTAGTTGAAATAGAAAGTCCAGCAACAGCACAGTACGGATACGCGGTCCTCAAAGACTGAACTTCGATTAGAGCGTTCCAAATAAGCTGGTTGCCCCGATTACTTCCCTGTGGGGTTTTCTTGTCTACGTCTTCAAAATTTTTGACTTTGACTTCAAAATGATCCTCCTTTAGGTTCACCTTGGTTACTTTGATGTTCCATGGCCCCGTTCCACGCAACTTGATTCGTGGGGTTTTTATCTGATAATCGCTTGTTGAAATACCGGTAATTGTCCTGTCGTAGACCTTGGTATAACTGCCGCCACGAGGTTGTACATGCACTCTAATCTGTAGCTTGCCATTAAATAGTTGACCCCTGGCAAGACCTTCAACTGCTGTGGAATATAAACGAGGAATGCCAAAAATTATTTCAAATGATTCAACATCGGTATCAGTAATTTGCCTGATCTGCTGCCCAGACCCGTAATCACGTTTAGTTACCTCATTCTTTGCGTTAGTCGTTTCTGAGTAATTAGACCCAACTTCTACATTGACGTTAGTAATCGTTGAGGTGCCATCTTTGCCCTGATTTAATTGGTCTTGCGTCCTGCCACCAGGCTTAAAATCATATGCAACATCCTCTTTCAAGAAGTTGAAGTCATTGCCTGTTTTGATTGGGGTTTCGTCAAGGAATATGCCACGAGTCGTTCCAACAATCCCTGCGACCGGCCCTTCGGAGAGCAGGTCAATCAGCTGAATGGTGGAAGTGGAGTTGAGAGCCATTACGGATTCAGGTTAAAACCTGCGGCATAGAACCGCACCACACCTTCTTTTGCGTTTACTTTTTCCAGCAGTGGTTTGACAACAATCCTGTCGACTGAAGCGAAATTGTCTATTTTAACCCGCTGCACAAACCTATATCTCTGACCTTTTCTTAGGGTACCAGTGATTTTAAAAGTCCTTGTTTTCACAACATCAGACTGACCGTCTTGTTTAATAGTCACTTCATTGCTTATGGTTATGGAACCAGGGAACAATGCGTTTGAATTGCTTTTTGTTTTGAAAAGGCCGTCCGTAATCTCAAAAATTATATCAAGATTTGCGTTCGGTATATCCCTAAGTGTTGCCTCTTTGCGAAAACGAGTTGCCTCACTTACGACAGGGGCATACACCCGATCAATGGAGTCGCTTTCCTGGCTGCTGCTTACACTTGTGGACGTAAGCTTGAGATTTGTGCCGCCAACAGATTTGAAAGCATTAGTAAGTGTTGTACCATTAATATCTATTGTACTAGTAGAAGGAGTTTCGCCGCCCTCATCAGGATCCAAAGTCCTGTCTAGGTTGAAGCCAAATGCGCGTGCAACCAGCGTAGTAGTTTGCTCAGCTCTAAAATCGATGACGGTCACCCGATACTTAATATTGCCGCTGTAATTGACATCAGACATTTGAAAACGGTGCATCCAACGATATTTTTGTGTATTAAGCAAGAGACCTTGGATTGTCGCCTGTGAATGCCCAACAACCTGCTCCTTTCCACCTGAAGGAGTCCCTATCACCTCAATCTTATAAGTAATAAACCCGTCCACCTTGGTAGTACCAGTGCCGCTTACAAACTCAAAAAGCCCTTTATCAAGCTCAAGAATAACATCTACTTTTTTGAAAAAATTTGAGTTGTAAGCTATTGTCCCAAGGTCCTGTTTCTTGCCATCTTGCAAAGTAACAACTTGATTGATTGCTTTCTGGACCGCATTGCTGCTAGAAAGCTTCTTGTCCGTTCGTTTCGCAACAACGCCTGAAGCTGTGGTGAACTTACTCGTCAGCTTCTCTCCACCAAACAAAACAGTCTCTGCTCCTGGCTGCTTAATAGATGTCCGCAGTGGATCAGACTCATCAGAAACATCAACATTTGCGCTAAGAAGATGACTGCCGACAAGCACCTCTCCGTAGGCGACAGGAATCGTCGCCCCTAGCCCAACAGTATTAGCAGCACCTGTGTAGGCATACGTTTGCGTACCATCCGCACCACGATTTACTGACTGTGGGCCGTCAGTGCGTGTGGGCTTCATTCGGTCACCGCCCCTTAAAGGCGTCAACGTTGGCTGGGGTGAAATCATTTCTGCGATGCCACCGAGGACCAAAAAGGCACCAAACTGTCCAAGAGCGGCTGATTGTACGGCGGTTAAAGCACCTGTTCCAGTCGCTCCAAAAAAACCTGCTGCCTTTGCACCTGCAACAGGCGCAAAATAAACTGCAGCCGCAATTAAAGCTATGCCAAGAATTGTTCTACCTACGCTGCCACTGCCTGCGATAACAGGGGTGATGACTAAATCATTTTTGCCAAGAGGCAAAGACAAATCTTCCCGTGATAAATCAACGTCAGCTTGAACGACCCGATATTCGACACCGTGCAGGTGAGCTTCTGCTAATTCTTTTTGGAGTGCAGGATAGTTGACGCACAGCAGTTTGATCGCTTCCGCTGGGCTACGAAGGTTGTGATATGTGTGCTCGGTGCCGTACCGCTCACCCAGATCACCCAGCAGTCGGACGACCTGCTGCATAGCGGAATACGGCTGCAATGCTGTTCACATAGTATCGCCCTAACGGCTCTATCGCACTCAAAGAATCTTGCCGCTGGTGCAGAATCCGGTCATAGTCCACTAAAACAGCAGCGTGCATTGGAGTTGCCGTTCCAAGGCGCATGATCGCAACGTCGCCGGGCTGTCTCCGTTCCAAAGGCACCCGCACAAATCCGAGGCTTTTAGCCTCTCGCAAAAAGATACTGTTACAGGTCTCTAGATCCTTTGGACGCTCAAAGTCGGGCAGGTGAATTCCCTGTAATGCGAACCAGTCGCGCACAAGGCTGAAGCAATCAAACTTGCCGTAGTCCCATTGCCTGCCAATTAAGGATTGATAGTTGACCATTGCTTTTCAGGTACAGAAAAAATGTGCCATGGCAGCTTTGTCCCCTTGCATGACTCAAGATCAACATCGCTTGCTGGTCCGCCTTGTGGATGTGAATGCACGACTGCTTCAACCTTGCCATACATGGCAGCCACCGCATAATCACGCGGCTCAATCACAAAATCCTGCTCTGGTTCGTCTGCAACGTTGCGACAACGCCAATACTGGCCATTTACAACAACACCGCAAGCTTCGCGGGGTGCTTGCTCAAAAGCGTGAGCCTGAGCATCAAGCCTGAAGTCTTGCACCTGGGAAACCTCCAAACGGGAGATCACCTTTAGGGAAACGTAGTGCGCAACTGGTGTACTGCTTGCCGCAGACATCATTTGCTGCCGTTGTTGCCTTGTTATTAATAGTGAAACACTTGGTACCCTTGTAGCCGCATTCCTCACCCCTGTATTTCCAAGGGCAGTGCTCAAGAATTTGACGACGAGGCAAGGGCAGGTTCGTCAAGTCCAACTTACTGGTCAACTCAAACTCCACCACCTGCGGATTTTCAGAAGCTATACGGTCGATATACCAGATCTCGTCTTCAAACTTGGCATCAGGATCAGCTGTGGGGTTCGTGTTGCCTGTAAAATTTTCCTTATCGAGAAACTTTGCACAAGTACGAATTCGCGTTACCTTTGCTTGCAAAGGGTTGTATGCCAAAAGAAGTTCGGAGATTGCATTACTAACATTTGCAATCTTCATGGTTGGACGCGGCAAAGTCCCCCTTGCCGTAACCTCAAAACCATCTACTTCAATAGGAAACGCCGTGTACTCCACACCATCAAACGTGATGTTCTCGACAATCCCGTTAGTGCCCGCGTGATAATAGTAGTCCTCGTCAATGCCATTAACGGCTTCGGTTAACTCAAGCTCAAACAGCTCGATAATCGCTGAAGGCGCAATAGCCTGCAGCTGCTCTTGAATCGACTGTGGAACGGTCATGCTTCAAATACCTGCTCAAACGTTGCTTGGATCGTCGCACGGTTCAAGTACGGAATTGACTTGCTCCAGTTGCGACAAATATATTTGCTAGTACTGGTGTCGCCAGGCGGCACGAAGTCAAAACTTTCCACTCCACCACGAGCATCCAAGAAGTCTTCGATGGTATCGGCATCGGTCTCTGACACCTCAAACGTCAAGGTATAAACCTTGGGGTTTTGATTGAGGCCGAACGTGGTGCGCTGGCTATAGCCTGAACCAAATTGCGCGATTCGCACATTCGGCTGACTATTTTTCTGAACGCCGTAGGTTGGCGAGATTGAAGGGAAAGTGGCCATCAGCGTGCGAGTAGACCTCCAGGACGTTGCTGCTTGACTATCTCAGCTTGTACTGCCGCTCCAAGCATCTTGCCAAGTTGTGTGGCTTGAGTCGAGTCGCCTTCGACAGCCGAACCAGAAGCATCAACGTTCACCACGATGTTAGACCCGCCAAAACTACCCGCTGGGGCCACGCTGCCAGTACGTCCAGGTGTAAACAACTCAGGGCCTTTTTCTCCCACGACGTAAGACCTGCCTCCCATCGCAGTGCCGCCGTTGGCAAGAAAACCTGAAAATAAATTGCCTAAGATGCCGCTGCCTTTCGTAAGATCTCCAGTGAGGTTGCCAAAGAAAATCATGTTGCGAGCGAGCTTCAGCATCTGATTAGCAAGATCATTGAGCAGGTTGCTTGCTGCTTCAGCTAGAGACTGCGTGCCATCAACAGCACCTTTAAGAGCATCAACGACACCATCAGCAATCGTGTCACCGATGCCTTGGTAAATGCTTTTTAGCTCAGCAGCTCGTTGCTTCTCAGCCTCTTGTGCTGCCTTTTTTTCGTCAGCCAGTTGTTGATTCTTGTCTATCAACTCTTGGGTTTCAACTTTTTGATCATAAAGGGCTTGGACACCTGCTTTTACTTGATCCACGAGATCAGCATTTTCTGCTGTCCGAATTTTGTCTAGATTTTCAAGATCAATTTTAAGTTTGATGGCGGCGCGGTCTTCGCTTGTAAGTCCTTTAGCTAAACGCTTTTGCTCTCCAAGTGTTTCCAATCGCTCTTTTAGCTTTTGGTTTAATTTTTCTGCATCTGTTAATTTCGTCTTGCTGTCACCACCTGTTAGATCCCCTCCCGTCGGCAAAATCACATTGGCAGGAGGTTGAGTGGCAGTCGCTGCCGCCGCTGCCGCTGCCGCTGCCGCTGCTGATGCCTTAGATGCTTCAAATATCTCTTGCGCCCGGGCCTCAACCTCTGCTGGGTCTGCTTTTCTGGTGCCGCGACCCATAACACCGCCTAACTCTTTACGCGCTTGTGTCCTTGCGCGATTCATTTGGAACATCTCAGTCAACTTCGCAACCGCCGCTGTTGCAGCAGTAAGCACTGAATTGATAAGACCTAGCAGCCCTTTAATCGCAGGCCCAAGAACTTGATCTAGCCCTCTGACAAGGGTTGTGATGTTGTTGACAATCTGACTTATCTGCGATGACACCGTTTGCCCCATGATGTCAGCGGCATCACCAGCAGCACCCGTTGCGTTCTTTTGGTTGTCTAGGTTTTTGTTGAACGTGACAAGATCGTCATTGATCAAAGGCATCAATGCTTTCAAAGCATCGACAGAGCCGAACAGCTTGGTGATCTCCACCTCGCTGCCGCCTGTTTTTTGAATTACATCCTCAAGGAATCCGCCGAATCCCTTGGTCTTGATAGCGGCACTGCTGAAGTCGAGTCCTAATCGTTTCGCTGCCTTAGCCGCTTCGCTCGTCGGTTTAACAATGGAGGCGATGATTTGGTTGATGCCTGAGAATGTACTTTCGACCGGAACACCCTGAGCGGTAACAGTTGAGATCGCGGCGTTCAGTTCATCAATACCGACACCCGCAGCGGCTGCGATCGGAGCCACACGACCGATCTGGCTTGCATACTGACCGACAACGATTTTGCCGTCATTCTGAGTCTGAACAAAGCCGTCAACGATCTTGCTAACGCTATCGGTCGTTAAGCCGAAAGCGTTCATCACACTCGTTGCCGCATCGGAAACCGTGCCGATGTCGGTCATACCGCCGACGGCACCCAGCAGTGAAGCCTCAAGAATCTTGGTAATGTCTGCGGCTTTTCCAAAGCCAGCAGATGCCACGTCATAAGAAGCGGCGAGAAGTTCGTTGCTGCTAGCCAGGCCACCTGTTCTGGCGACAACACCAACCAACTGACCCTCAAGCGTCTGCACATCAACGCCGAGTGTTTGAACTGCAGCTCTTGCTTTGTCTGCCTCGACAAAACCCTTAAATCCTGAAACGACAGCCCCTGCTGCCGTCGCCACAATAGACAACGGACCCAAAATGCCCTTTACCGCAGCCCCTAATGCTTTCGCGCTAACTCCTGCTGCCCCAGCCCCCTGACTAAAGGCTTTCATGCCTGTGGCGGCTTTTCTCGACGAACCCCCGCTATTTTTTAGCGCGACCTCAAGTTTGCGGACCTGCTCCTCAAGTTTCGCGACCTTGCGGTTCGCGTCGGCAGTCTCAACCCTAAACCTGAGGACAGTTTCCTGAGCCACGAGCCACCTGGCGATAAGTCAATCTTACCGCCGTCTGAGCTTTGCGCGCTCCATCGTTTTCTCTTGCTCCTCACTCTTGATTTGGAAATAGGCGGCAAAGTAAACAAGCTCCGCATCAGTTAATTCCGTGCGAAGCCTGCTGACTGTCATCCCTAATTCGCAGGCCAAGAAGAACTCAAAAAAAGTCCACTTGTCCTGCTTCAGTCGTTTTTTGCGTCGTCCATGTCGGTCTCTTCACCGACGCCAAACAAGAACAGCTCAAGCTCGTTCAACACAGTTTCTGGCAAGCCGCGTTGCAGTTTTGCGACATCAGCGCCAGCAAACGGTTTGCTGCCGTCTTCAAGCTCAGCCATTTCACACAGCATTTGCGTGCTGATGTCTAATGCCTCGTCCGTACCAGCAAGTTGCTGTGCTTTCTTGCGATTGGCACGGGTGATGGGCTTGAAATAAAGATCCCGCGTTTCTCCTGATGGAAGCGTCAAAACAAACTTGCGGCGCTGGTTAAGGTCAAACGCCTCAACCAGCTCGTCCACAAACCGCTTAGAAGCAGGCATTTAATAGCTTGAACAATACGCTCAAACTATAGCCTTATCACTCAAGGTTGCCGGTGATGGTACCGCTGGTGATGAAGTTGCAGGTCACAATGTCAATCTCGCCAACAGTAGAAGTGATTTCCATGTCGGTGATAATTCCAGCAAAGCTCACAGAGTCGGTGCCAGAAGTTGTGCCAGTTGTGAACAGTTCAAACGTGGCGTCTGCAGTGTCTGCAGTCGTCAGAACGTCTTCGAGGAAAGCAGCTTGACCGGTAGCGTCAGGGTCATAGACCAGCTCAACAGTGCCAGAGCCGCTGATCATGCTGCCAACAAAGCTGCGGAAGGTGTCGCCGTGCTTGGAGACATCCAACGTTTCCTTGGTGGTTGAAAGGCTCCAGCTGCGTGTGCCAACAATGGTGGCGTTGCTTGAGCCAGCGGCGTCAAATT